GGCAGGTTTTCGTCAGGAAATGTTTTTATTCGCGAAAACATGTTTGATTTAATGCACGAAATTGTTACATTCGGACCTAAAATGGCACATGATGACACCATAGAGACACTTTTCTACGCACTTTTGCACGCGTTTCCTGTTAATATGAAGGAGAAAAAGCAAGAAGATGGTAAGAAAAGGGAATGGGTGAAGCCAAAACGTACAGCAAAATCTTGGGTGGTAGCATAATATGGATAATGAATTAAAAATTGCTTCAAAATTTATAATAGAGAAAGAAGGCGGGAGTGAGTATAAAAAAGGTAACGAATGGGAGGTTTATCATGATAAAATTGGCAATGTCGCAACGGTTGGACCTGGATTAACGCCTGCTGCGTTACCACCGGAATATAAAAATATGAAAGCTGGACAACGTATAAGTGCTGATGTTGTAAATACGTCGTTTCAAGGTGCATTAAAATCAACAAATATTGCCTTGGAGAAAAAATTTGGCAAATCGTATCTAAATATGAATCCAAATCAAAAAGCATCTACAATATCGCTAATACATAATGTTGGTATGGGGGGATTTAAAACTGGTGGTAAAGAGGGTAATATAACAAAAGCATATAAGGCATTAATGAGTGGGAATTACGACGTGTTTAGAAAAGAGGCATTTGATAAAAATAAGGGATTTGTGAGGGCTGGTGGAAAGATTATTGAAGGGTTGCAAAACCGAAGACGATATGAAGATGAATTATTTACAAAGCCATTTGCAGACGAAGATATTGCAATGAATATTATGAAGAAAAGCGATGCTCCCATTTTCTAATAAAGAAAAATTGTGGGAAACCGTAGGGAAGACTGCGCATACTGCATTAAAATTAAAAGATAAAATCCCACAATTAAAAAAGGATATTGGGGATGCTCAGTCGTTTATTCAGAAAAGTCCCAAAACAGCTTTAGTAGGTGGTGCAGTTGCTGGGTATTCTAAAAGTAAGTTACCTTATGCTGGTAAAGTTGCTTCTTTAATAGATATGATACAGCAACAAAAGGTAACGCCTTGGGAGGGTGTTTCTATTGGTAAGTATAATGCTCGTGGACCTGCTAGTTATAATAGGCAAATAGGCGGGTTGGAGTACGATAAAGTCCCTGCGTATGGGATAAATATAACAAAAAGGTTTTAATAATGGCAAGAAAAAAAATAGCAGAAATAAATAAACAATTATGGGACAGGGCTAACAATCAGCACAGACAGCGTTGGCAGTCTATCTCTCAAAAAAGTTACGATTTTTATTTAAACGAGCAGTTGACGAAAAATGAGTTAGATTCTCTTAATGGAAGTGGGATGCCCACTTTTACTATTAACAGAATTACTCCTATTATTGAGACTATGAAGTATTTTGTTACTGCTAACAACCCCAGATGGAAAGCTGTTGGTGTGACTGGAGATGATACTGATATAGCACAAATACATAGTGATATTGCAGATTATTGTTGGTCGCTATCAAATGGTAGTTCTGTTTATGGGCAGGTAATATTAGACAGTTTGGTAAAGGGGCTTGGTATTTTTCTTATAGACGTTGATGAAGACATGGACGATGGCAAGGGTGAAGTTATTTTTAAACGGGTTGACCCTTACGATTTATATGTAGACCCCGCTAGTAGAGATTTTTTATTTAGAGATGCTGGATTTATACAAATAAAAAAGAATTTAACGCGCTCTCAGCTAATGTTAATGCTTCCGCAATTTAAAAGAAAAATAAAAAATGCGGCTGGGTCTGGGTATGTAAAAACGGCTTATAGCCAAAGAGATATTGATAATTCTGATAATACACAACCTGAAGATATTGTAGTAAGCATAAACCCCGATAAGGCTGAAAATGATGATATACTTGAATATATAGAAACATATAAAAAAGTTAAACAGCCTTATGTAAATACTTTTATCCAATCTGACCCAACGGATGAGCAAATAGAGCAAGCACAGCTTGCTGTAGATGTCCAAATGCAAGAAATTGAGGCTGAATTGCAAGTTCAACTGAAAGAAAAGCAACAACAAATTCAACAGCAATTTGAGGCGGGAGAAATAATAGAAGATAGGGCTAGGTTGGAAATGCAAAGAGCGGAACAAATGACGGGTGAAGCATTGCAAGAACAGCGTCAATTACTTGTGTCTCAGATGAAAGAAGGCTTGTCTCAGGTAAGGCAAGTAGTTTATTCTGATAGTGATTTTACCGCGATGATGAAAAGTAAAGAATTTGCTAAAAATGTAGTTGATTTTGTTAAATTTAATAAAACAAAAATACAACTTGAGTGTACTGTTGGCTCAGACGTTTTTCTATATGAGTATGTGTTGCCTATTTCTGACTATCCAATAGTACCTATTCCTTACTTATATACGGGGACAGTATATCCCGTATCTGCCGTTACTCCGCTAGTTGGGAAACAGCAGGAAATAAATAAAGCTCATCAAGTTATGTTACACAATGCTAATTTAGCAAGTAATTTAAGATGGCAGTATGAAGAAGGTAGTATTCCAGAGGAAGATTGGGAGCAGTATTCATCGTCACCTGGCGCTTTGTTAAAATACAGGCAGGGTTTTAATCCACCTACACATATTTTACCAGCACCTATTAATAACGCTTTCTATACAGTTGTACAAGAAGGTAAGGCTGATATGGAGTATATCGCTGGTGTCCCGTCGGCGATGATGGGTTTTGTGCAAGACCAAGCGGAAACATATCGTGGGTTACTTGCCAATGATGAATTTGGAACAAGACGTTTAAAGTCGTGGATGAATACTGTCGTTGAGCCTGGATTGGAATTTTTAGGGAATGTTTTTAAGGATATTTCACAAAAACATTATGGGATAGATAAAGTATTTAGAATAGTACAACCAAATGCAGGCGGGGAGTTGGATGAAAAAGAGCAGAGAATAAATATTCCTATTTATAATGATTACGGTGAGGTAATTGGAAAATGGAAAGATTATGAATCTGCTAATTTAGATATTAGAATAGTTAGTGGAACAACCTTACCAGTTAATAGATGGGCATTATTAGAAGAATATTTTAAGTGGTTCCAAGCTGGGTTAATTGATGACATCCACATGATAGCTGAAACTGATATAAGAAACAAAAAGCAATTAATAGAGAGAAAGTCTTTGTATTCACAACTGCAAGGACAGTTAGAGCAACTATCCGAATCCCTTAAAGATAAAGAGGGCACTATTGAGACACTAGAAAGACAGTTGGTACAGGCTGGTATAAAGTTGAAAGTGAAGGACGCAGAAGGTGAAATAAGAAAAGAAGTACTACAATCTCAGGCTGAACAAAAGTTATTACGAGGTACGATGAAGGGAGAGTACGACAATACTAAAAAAGACCTTGAGAGAGAATTAAAACTACATGTAGACAATATGAAACAAAAAGAGAAAAATAACTTGCATTAAGTACATTAGTGTAGTTAACTTTGTGCAGTTAATTAAAAAGGAAATTTAATAATGACAACAGAAAAAGAACAAGTAGGTAACGCTTCAATAGATGAAGCCCCTGAAAGCGATTTTGATGAGGCTGCTTTTTTCGGTGATTTAGATAGAAGCGTTAATAGTGGCATAATTGACAATGATGATACTTCGCAGACAACCTTTCAAGAAAGCGATAACACGCAAAATGAAGAAAGCCCTGCTCAAGAAGTTCAACAACCAGAGACTGTTGAGACTCTTAAACAGCGATATTCAGACTCTAGCAAAGAGGGTAAACGACTATCAAGTCGCCTCAAAGAGCTGGAGCCTTATGTGCCAATTCTCGACGAAATGCGAAAAGACCCTAATTTAATCCAGCATGTGCGGGGTTATTTTGAGGGTGGAGGTCAAACTCCAAGTAGCATGAAAGAACAATTAGGTCTTGATGAAGATTTCGTGTATGATGCTGATGAGGCATTGAGTTCTCCAGACTCAGATAGTGGGAAGTTATTCCACGCATCTGTTGACGGGCTAGTGCAAAGACGCTTACAACAAGCGATGCAAGCACAAAAAGCTGAAACTAATAAAGCAATGATAGAAAAACAGTTTCAAGAAAAACACGGAATGTCTAATACTGAATGGGGTGATTTTGTGGATTACGCAAAAAATAAAACTCTTGAGTTAGATGATATTTATTTTCTGAAAACTCGAGGGGAGCGAGAAACAAATATTGCTAAGAGTGCAAATAAAGAAGTTGCGTCACAAATGAAACGCGCACAACAGAAACCGCGTTCTTTGGCAACATCTGGTTCAGCTGTTGTAGAGAAATCTAATGAAGACCAATTATTCGATGCTATTTTGGGGATTGATAAACAACTAGACAACGCATTTGGTTAATAATTAGTTTTATTAGCCAGATACATAATTCCTAAAATAGGAGAAGTACAAATGGCTGATTTATTTAGCTTAACTGACTTAGGCGTAGCTGATGACAATAGTACATTATCTACGGGCGACCTTCGGAGAAAGTACAATTTCGGGAATAGAGTATCTGAGCTAGCGATAGCACAGGACCCTTTCTTCCGCTTTGTATCGAAGTTAGCAAAAAAACCGACGGATGACCCGCAGTTTAAATTTACTGCACGGAAACCGTCATTTCACAAACGATATGCTTATGCAAAATCAGGCGGTGCTGCTTATGATGATGCTTTAACTGTAGCATTTCCATCTAGCGGAACTGTTGTTCTGGAGATGGGTGGAGATTATGCTCACGCTGGGAATAAAACAAACGTATACGGAAATACTGTTGTTTACGAAATGGGTGTTGCAGCGACATGCCCACAATTCTTTATCCCAGGTCAAATGGTAAAAGTCCCTCTTTCATCTGTTAGTGGCGGTGGAACGTATGGCGATTATGCTATTATCCGCATTGATGAAGGTGGCGTAGCCGCTGGAGCAACTGGATATAAACGCATTACTGGGACAATTGTTCGTGGTGTTTCTAGCCATTATTTAATGGGACCACATTCAAGTATTGATAATGGTTCGGTAGCCGCTGGAGATACTGCTGTTTCTCAAGAAGCGCTTGAGCCGTATCGTGCTTATGTTATTGGGACTTCCTTTGCGCAAGGTTCTGGCTATCCTGAAACATGGAAAGACCAACCTTTTTCAACTGGATATGGAAATACCCAGATTTGGAAAACAGCAATGGCAATGGACAATACTACAAGAGCAACTGTCTTAAAGTATGATTCAAGTGAATGGGCAAGAGTATGGAAAGAAAAACTGATTGAACATAAGTTTGATATTGAACAATCATTATTGTTTAATGGCGCTGCTTCTTCAAGCGGTTCTGAATGGACAACTGATGGTATTGTTTCTTATATTACTTCTTATGGGAACCAATTCTCCCTTCCATTGGCAACTAAATCTCAAGATTCATTTCTTGATGATATGAGTGCTTTCTTAGACCCTCGTTATAACAATGCAAATGCAACTGTTTTCTTCTGTAGCACAGCTGTTTACAACTGGCTACATAAGTTAAGTGGTTACTTTGCTAATAACTTAGGTCAAGTCCAACCTTATACTGGTGGTTCAGCTTCAACTGCTTCTGAAGGAGCAGCAGCTAAATCACTCGCAAGAGCTGACATGTCAATGATTGGCAAGAAGAAAGCCTTTGGTGTTGATATTACAGTAATTTCTACTCCTTATGGAGATATGAATGTTGCTCGTAACATCCACTTAGATGGTACTGACATTGGTATGCTTGCAGTAAACATGAAACATATCGCTTATCGTCCATTGGTCGGTAACGGTTTGAATCGTGATACTGCTATATATGTTGGTGTTCAAACACTTGAAAACAGTGGCGTTGACCGCAGGGTCGACTTAATCCAAACAGAAGCCGCGCTACAGGTAGAAATGCCCGAAGCACACGGTATCTGGATTGCAAGCTA